AGTCCCTATGCTCTCTCAAGTAGCAGATCACTCAGCCTGTGGACAATGCAGAGACACAGGCTGGCGCGTCATCAAAGGCTTAGACCTCGAGAAGTGCGGATGCCTCATCGGCATGGAGCTTCATGGCAGGTAACCCGATCTACGGAACCAAACGCTGGAAAGAAGTGCGCCGGCTTGTACTCGAGGAGGATGGTGACTGCCATTGGTGCAGGCTCAAGGGCAAACGCACCAAGGCTTCTCAGGTGGATCACATCGTAGAGCTTGATCGGGAGGGACCCTATGACCGAGCCAACCTGCCCATCATGCGCCTCATGCAACGCTCCAGAGGAGCAAAGATGTGGATGTAATAACGAGATTCGGGCCCGGTATTAAAGAGCACTCGTATCGGTCGGACAGGTTGCATCCATTCAGAAGTCGGTCGGGTGTCGGGGTTCATTGTGTTGGTTCTTTCTCTTGTAGGGACTTGAAATGTTTGAGAGCTGCACTCGGTGGAGCAAGCTGTGAGATTGGCAGAAGGTTCGTGTCTAACATCCAATATCGTCCGTTAGCGACCTCATTACCGTCGGCATAATGTCGCATCATTGGCGAGCCTTGTAGATGCTTCTCAGAGAGCCTCCAGAACTTGTCCCATGAGCATCCGCCAAGAAGGTACACGGCCTCAGGTGTGCCGGCGACATACTGCAAATGGGTGAAGAAGTAGAAGTCTGATCTCTCAGTGTTTTCGGTACGCGATGCGACACTGACGCGATAATGCATCTCTGGAGCAGTTGACACCTTTTGAGTTTTAACTTCTATCGTCTGGCCCGAGTAAAGCCTGACATCGGATGAGCGTCCCTCATTCTTAAATGCTAGGAGATTGTTATTCCAGCAGTAGTCAATCAGTGCAGCTTCACCGAGCGCGCCCATCATCAACTGCTCATCGGAGTAATGATCTCCTCTCTCACCGAAAGACTGATGATCGTCCATGAGAAGTTCAGCGTCAGAGATCAGCATCTCTGTGATCTGGACTCGAATCATCAGAACGCTTCCCCTTCTTGCATCTTCTTAGACTTCAGATCAGTAACCAGTGACTCAAACGCGACACGATTAGACGGAACCTCGCCGGCATAACCGAGAGCCCTGAGTAGTCGTCTCTGTCCTTCGGATGCTTCCCAAGGCTTCACAGGCTTCGCAGTTTGCTCTTCCTTCTGACGGTTGATTACTTCTTCCAGTGAGGCCATCTTCGGGAATGACATCATCAAACCTGCCAAGCGTCCGAGACAAGAGGTAGAGGCGTTCATCTGCTCGCTGTCTCGAGTGAAAGAGGTCTTGCCGGGATAGGGCTCAAAGCAGGTCGCTTGACATGGGATCGGATCGTCGGGAGTCCGCCATGCTTGCATCGTGACACTGATGAAAGTCTTGTCGCCGATCGTCACGATCTCTGGACGATGCTCCTTGATGCGAAGCTCAGGCCACTTCTCAAGTAGAGCTGCGAAGCGTGTCGGGACATCCACATAATTACTCAAGTCCATAACGAATCGCTTCCTCGTACTTGTTGATCACGATGCTTAGGCTTGAATTAGCAAGTTCTGGATCTCTTGAGTCGTAGTGGTCAATGAGGTGATCGTAAAGATCAAGGCTCATAAAGCGCCAAAACTCGGCGCGCTTCTCTCGTAGTTTCAACCTGATCTCAAGATCGGCTATGTGCCTTTCTTGCTCTCTGATCGTCTGAATCATACCGTCGGGGTCGTTCATTGGATAATCCTTCCTAGTTGGATAATCCGACACTACTGCAAGGGTGTGTCAGAGATGAGCATCCCGTGACGTTGGTTCTCCGATGTGCCTCCCCAAATGCCCGGAAGAGCTCGATAGCCGAATGAGAGCGCATACTTAAGACAGTCATCTATCACTGGACAACTCTCACAGACTGCGACAGCTCTCCGAAGATGCTTCCATGCTTCAGGGCCTGCCTCGGGGAAGAACCAGTCAACGGGCAGATCACGACAAGCTGCTTCTTCTTGCCAGCTCAAGCTGTTCAGCATGAGATGCTCCAAGGTTGCCATCCACACTTCCCAGCTTCCTCTCGACTATTCCACAGTAAGAACGCGAAGCGGAGGTTTGACGATGGGATTGCCATGTCCTCAAGCGTCCATCCCATCTCCGAGAGCCATTCCTCGTGGATCTGGTTGATCTGCGTGAGTCCGTGATCCGATCCATTGAAGACTTCTGAATCGGCTGAGATTGACTGACAGCGCGATTCCTTCCACATGACGCGACCGAGGGTCTGCAAGACTTCTGTCCTGTTGGGCCAGCCCATCTCTACGGCGAGCGGTAGCCATTCCTGACATTTGGTGTCGGGATCTATCTGGGCGAGCTGTACGAGCGTTGTAGAGGTCTCTACGGGCTCATCGTAGATAGTCGCGTTCTCCTCTGCGATCATCTGAGCGATCAGGGCTTCTTGGTCTGCGATCTGCTCATCGGTCAAAGGGACTATCTGGACAGTCTGAGGAACTTTGATCGTCGTCTCTGGCGGTGATTCTGACGATGATCCGAAGACCACGACCAGACTGAAATATGCGAACGCCACAAGGGCTAGGAACTTGAACGGGTGCATTAGTGCCTCCAGTGTCGGGGCTCAGCTGATGCTGTGCTCTCTTGGCTGAATCAGTTGACCGAATGAGCGACGCGATGTCAAGTCATTCGGCGAAGATTCGAGCGAACGCTTCCTCTACCAGTTTCGGATTATCTGCCATCAATGGCGAGATCTCAACATGAGTCCACTGTGCTCCGGGTGTTCCGCCGTTGCGTGTGGCAGTCCAAGCCTTCCAAGCGTCACGATCGCAGCGGTAGCCTGCTCCCCACTTTGTGAGACCAGTCAAAGGGCATCCAGTGCCATCGTAAGCATGGATCTCTTCAATGTTCAGATCGTCACGGTGCTCATAGAGAAACTCCACGAGAGCTCTGCGCTGAGGAATTGTGCCTCGAAGATCAACTGCGCGCCATGTGGCATGAACTGACAGCGATGATCCTGAGCGCATCGGACGGTTCGCATAGATGCCAATGTTCTTTACGCCGAAGAGGAACTCACAGAACTCAACGAATCGTTTTGTGCCGGCGCGTGGTGTGGGATGGTTTCCGTCTTTGTTCCCTGTATACGGTCTAGGACTCATCTTTGTCCCCTTTGTCTTTGAGGCCGTTGCTGGCGAGGATTCCTGAGAGTGCTCCGGTGAGGAAGAGCATCATCGGGGATAGGAGCGACCATGCGCTTTCATCGTTTGGTGATACTTCAAGAGGTTGGATGACGAATAGCAATCCGTAGAGCAGTGAAGCTGTGGAGATGACGAAGGTCGCCGAGAGTGTGATTCCGACGATGAGGATGAGTCTGGCCTTGATTTCTGAGTTGGTGTATTTCTTCACGGGTTGCACCTTGTTGCTGTGGGTTGTTGTTTGCAGTTGTCTCGAGTGCGGTCATTGCATCCAGTGACGACAAACATGAGGACGACTGCGAGAGCTGCGATCACGGCGAGAGTTTTCATGATCTCGGATGGTTGCTGTAGTAAACGCCTTCAATGACCCATGCTTCATATTCTTCGTCGGTCATCAAGCGTTCGGTGTCGTCTACTTGGATATAGACGGCATCTTGTGGGTAGAGGGCTTTGTATTCTTCAGGGGTCATAGTGAGTTCCTGTATCCGTAAACGCGAATAGATCCGCCGGTCATTGTTGACGATGTGACACCAACAGTGAAAGCCGTGTAGCTGGTTGTGTTGTTCAAATATCCCGAACCAACACCAGCAGATCCAGCAGTTGCAGCGTCTGCGTAAGTACCAGAGATTATGGTGTTTTCACTCAAAAAAGGATTCAACAAATCGTAAACGCCTGCCATGCCTGTAGTGCCTCCCGGCCCTAAACGATTCCACGAAGTACCGTTATTAGTTGAAATAGCCGAAGCAGTTGCCGCTGCGTAGTTCACAACTGGTGCGCCCCAATAATATCCAGTTGTCGTTGACCCAAGTTGGAGCGTCATGTATGGGCCACCTGCTGCTATTGAGTTGACTTGGACAATAATCTTGTAATGATCAAAGTCAGATGAGAAAGCTCCTGTAACAGTCACGCTTGAGACTGCGTTGCCGATCGTCTGAGTCTTGATGTGGAAGAGTCCTTGATAGTTGCCAAGTGTTGAGACATCGTTCATCACACTCGAAGTCAGGATCTCGCCGGCTGTAAATGTTGGGAGGGTAGGGATAGCCATGTTGTCTCCTTAGAACCCTGCTAGGCCGTAGCTGAGTCGGTTGTTGTCAAGAGTACCGAAGATCGGATCGTCAAGGATGAATGAACGATAGAGCTCGGCTGGGGTGAGGTAGAACACATACTCGGTCTTCTCGGGATCTGAGTTGATCTGTAGGCCTTCGATGACGCATTTGTAGGTCGTGTCTGAAATTGTGCCGGGTGTGCGGTAGACGACATCTATGTTCTG